CTTATCAAAGGGTGGTGTCAGCAACAACTAATCAATTCTTTAGTTCAGTTGTTAGTTCATACGGTTCAAGAATTGGGGCGTTATCAGCATCAACTATATCATATAGATATGGTGATTTAACTGCTACGACAATTTCAACAATTACAGGTATTACGACAACATCAATGACAGATGTTTTAAATAGTAATACTAGTGATAGTACTTGGCTTAATAACTTATTCGTATCGACAGGAGTAAATACATTTTCAGGTATTACCTATGGTGTTTATGTTACAGGCTTAACTTTAAATCCGGGTGGTGTTTATTCAGGGATAACTAATTTCATCAATTATAACGCATCAGTTGCAGGTTATAGTGGTTGGGATAATTTAGTAGTGGCAACATTAAGAAGTGATGCTAATTGGTCTAACAATACATTAACACCGGTTGTTAGTGGAAATCCTATTTTAATACCAATAGATGATATTACATTAAATTCTAAAGGTGGTTTCAAATTAAGTGGAACAACTACGGCTGGCGCATCATTCAATTACTCTGTTAGTATGGATGATACTAAGAAAGAATACATACCACTTGTATTAGGTAAGCAACCAAAAGAAAAACAAAGTGCTTTATTCGTTGAGGAGATATATACTGAGTTATTAAACTATGGTTATTTAAAGGGTTATATTAGAGGTTTAAAAACTACTTTAACTACTAACTCATCCTCATCAGGTGTAAATATGACTAACTATAAAGAACAATGGGCTACACCATCAACACCTTATTTCGTATCAGAATTAAGAGGAACTGACGTATTCAAATTATTTAGAGTTATAACAATTTCTGATGGTAATGCGGCAAATACTTTAGTTAAAATATCAATTCAAAATATCAATTTAGAGAGAAGAGAATTTGATTTAATCGTAAGAGATTTCAACGATACAGATGCTAATCCTGTTATTTTAGAAAAATACATTAGATGTTCAATGGATGAAAGTCAATTGACTTATATCGGTAAAAAAGTCGGAACTATTGATGGTAAATATGATTTAAAATCTAAATACATTATGATTGAAATCGCTACCGATGCTCCATCTACAGCGGTTCCAGCAGGTTTTATGGGTTATACTATTAGAACTTATGGTTCAGGAACAGCTAACCCTAAAATTCAATATAAAACTAAATACTTTACAGCAGGTGAAACAATTACAAATCCACCAGCAGGTATTTCACCAATAATTTCAAGTGGAGATAATATTAGAAAATCTTTCTTAGGTATTTCTGATAGTAATTTCTGGAGTTATGATAGTGATTTTTTCCAATATAAAGGTAATGTTGCTTCAACTACAACAACTAATGGTTTCCATATGGATTCGGGGGCAACAAGTGTAAGTGTAAATGGTGTAGCGGCAACATTTGATGTTGGTGTAGCTCCATTCCAAACAGAAGCGGGGACAACAGGAACAGCTTATTCAAGTTTATTAAGTAGAAAATTCACAGTAGCACCTTATGGTGGTTATGATGGATGGGATATTTATAGAGCTTATAGAACTAACGGTGATAGTTATAGAATTGGACAAACCACTTATACTAACGAAGGATTTAGTGCTCTTGGTAATTCTGATTACTACGCTTATAGAACGGCTATTGAAAAGTATTCAAATCCTGAAGATGCGGATATCAATGTATTGGTAACTCCAGGTATTGATATTGAAAACAACTCATCATTGGTTGAATATACAATTGATATGGTTGAAAATGACAGGGCTGATAGTATCTATATCCCAACTTTACCTGATATTAATATGTTCGCTTCTGATTCTTCAGACACTAACAATTGGTATGATTCAAATACGGTTGTTTCAATATTAGATGAAGTAGGTATCGATTCTAACTATACGGCAACTTATTACCCATTCGTTCTTTATAATGACACAGAAAATAATTCTAAGGTATGGATGCCACCAACAGCTGAAGTTGTAAGAAACTTAGCTTTAACTGATAACATCTCTTACGAATGGTATGCAATTGCAGGAACTGAAAGAGGTTTAGTTGTATCAAAACCGAGAAGAAAATTATCTCAAACAGATAGAGATACATTATATCCAGGTAGAATCAATCCAATCGCTACATTTAGAGGTGTTGGTCCGGTTATTTGGGGTAATAGAAACTTACAAATCAGAGATTCTGTTCTTGATAGATTAAATATCAGAAGATTATTACTACAAACAAGAAAGCTTATCGCAGCAGTTGGTTTAAGATTATTATTCCAACCAAACGATCAACAAGTAAGAAACGACTTCTTGAATTTAGTAAATCCAATCTTAGATGGTATCAGAAGAGAAAGAGGTTTAACTGATTTCAGAGTTAAATTGAGTAACGCACCTGAAGATATTGATAATAATGAGTTGAATGGAACAATTTACTTGAAACCAACATCAGCTTTGGAATATATTAACATTCAGTTTGTTATCACACCTCAAGGAGCTTCATTTGAGAATGTATAATAATTAAAATAAGTTAAATTAGAAAGGTGAATATTAATTTATTCACCTTTTTTTTTGTTAATTCAATTAATAATACCTATGTTTGTCCAAAATTAACAAATTGTAATATTTATATAATATGAAGAAATTGATATTAGAAGGAAGAAAACTTAGGGTGTATAAATTCGATTGGGATGATAATATCCTAAACCTTCCAACGAAGATTAAGATGTATAAGGGTAATAAACCGGTATATGTATCAACAAGTGAATTTGCTGAGTTGAGAAATAATCCAGAATATGAAGTTAAGGATGACGCTTTTAATGAATTTAGGGATTATGGTGTAAGGGGAGAAAATGCGTTTATAGAAGATACTAAAAAAGCTATTGAGAATAATAAACAAGCCCCTTCTTTTAAGAAGTTTAAAGAGGCTTTAAAATACGGTAACTACTTTGCTATCATCACAGCAAGAGGGCACGCTCCAGCGACATTAAAAAGGGGTGTGAGGACTTTTATCAATATGGCTTTAACTCCTGATGAGAAGATAGTATTTAAAAGAAACTTAAAAAAGTTATATGGTGATTTACCATTTAATGACTTGGTTGAAAAATATTTGGGTGAGCAAAGATATTACCCTGTTTCATCACCTGAATTCCAAAAACAATTTGGTTCAATGGCTGGAGCTGAAAAACCTGAATTGGCTAAACAAATAGCGTCAAGGGATTTTATTGACTATATTGAGGGTGTCGCTAAATCTTTAGATGCTAAAGATATAAGGATTAAAAATCCTAAATCTAAGGGTGAGTTGGAGATTAGTGTGGGTTTTTCAGATGACGATAAGAAAAATGTGAAAGCGATGGAAGAGTTTATGAAATCGTTAAAGAAAGAAAAACCTGATATGACATTTGTTATCTATGATACATCAAACCCAAAAGACGTTAAAAAGATGGTTATTGAACGTTTAATTAAAGAGTCTAAGGATGTGAGTGAGTATAAAGTAATTCCTGATATTCATAGAGAAATTAAAAAGATAATTGAGGACGCTGGTTTAGTTTATGATGACTATGAAGAATCCTTTGTAAAATATACTGAGTATAATGAAGATGACTATGAAGGATATTATGAAATAAAAATATCGTTAGATAGTCCAAGATATGCTGGTGATATTACACCTGAACAATATTTAAGAGTTGAAGAAAAACTTAAAAGATTGGTTGGTGTTGATTATGTAGATACCGACACAAACAAAAGAAGAATAACAATCTCTATGATTGATGAATATCCTGATATGTTTATATAATATATGATTTTAACTGAATATAATAAAAAAGATATTGATGTCTTAAAAGAATTAGATGGTCAATTTACAATCGCCTTTGAGTTTGAATTAGAGACTGATGACTCTTATACACCTGAAGATGAGGATGATGAATTAATTATTGATCAAATAAGAACAACTGTCCATAACCAATTAAGGGATGATAGAAGAGCGAAACCATCTTTTATTGATAACATAATTGATCAAATAGAATTGGATGACGAAGATTTTACCTATGATGAGTTGTTAAATCCATCTTATTATAATAATAGAAATGAAAAACGTATTATTGACGTAATAAGAGCAATTTCAATGGAATATACCAATGACAACTTAACTTACTTATCAATGAAAGTGAAAGAACATTTACCTAATTTCTATGATAAATGGTCGGATAAGATGAAATTTGAAGTTGATTCTTCATTAGATAGAGGTATTGAATTTTCACCTTTAACCTATTTGAATTCTGTGTCCGAATCAATAGATATGATAAATGACTTCTACGATGACTTTGATAATCAATCATATTGGAAATTTACGGAAAAAACAGGATTGCATATCAATATTGGATTTAAAGAAAAAATGGATTGGAATGTTCTTAAAGGGGTGTTATTTTTAAGTGATGACCCATCAACATCGAAAAACAAAGTTCCTTATGTTTTTAAGGGTATTGAAAAAAGGGTTGAGTCTAAATATGCCGGTTCATTTAAACGATTAGTATTTGGTAAGGTTAGTGAGGAAAAGGATACATTTACCGTTAATAAAGAAAATCTAAGGGATGTTGAAAAATATTTTAATGAATACTTATTTAAGTTATTGGATAGTGAAGGGTATGAAAGTCCCACTTATTTTAAGTTATACGGATTTAATATAACAAGATTAAAGAAATATAATTATATTGAATTTAGGTATCCTGGAGGTCCTATAAATAGGGAAGTTTTAATTGATAAGTTATTTTATTTCTGTCATCTATGTGCTTTAATGACACAACCTGACTACAAAAAAGAACAGTATTACAAGAGATTATATAACTTTTTAAAATTATTTTAAAAAAAGTTTGGTGGTTTAATTTTAAGTTGTATATTTGTATCACAATAAACGAAACATATATGACTAACACGAAACGTGAATCAATCATCAAAAGAATTAATCTTTTAAAAGAAAGAACTACAGCTAATGGATGTACAGAGTCAGAAGCAATGGTTGCGGCTGAAGTAATTTCAAGACTTCTTCAAGAATACGATTTGTCTATGACAGAAGTTGAGGTTAAATCTCAAGAGTTTATTGAGGATAAAATTACCATTGATGGTAAAACTAAAAAACCTATTCACGATGTAGTAACAGCAATAGCTCATTTTACAGACACTAAAGTTTATTTCACTAAACGTATGAGTAATTATGTGTATAATTTCTTTGGGGCTAAAAAGGATGTTGAGTTCGCTGGTTATTTATTTGATTTACTATCACACGCAATGGATAACGAATATGCTAAATACCAAAAAACATCTGAATATAAGATGATTGGTGGTAAGGTAGCTCGAGGTTCTTTTTACAAAGGTATGATTATCAGATTAAGTCAAAGACTTCGTGATATGAAGGATAGTATCAGTAAAGAAGCACAAGAAACTGGGTTGATGTTGTATAATAAAATGGGTATTACTGAACAAATGTTTAAAGAACATAACCCTTCTTTAAAATTAAAAACATCGACTTCAAGAATGAAAATATCGGATAGGTCGGCATTTAATTCAGGTAGAGAGGCAGCAAATCGTGTAAATATTACGTCAGGGTTAGGCGGTAAAAAAGTGTCAGAATCTATGAGATTAACAGCTTAAGAACTAAACCCTAATTTAGATTTTAACCTTTTAACATCTTCAACAATAATTTTAGGGTCTTCGGACCCTACTTTTTCAAAATCAAATTTTGTTCTTATATTAGCAGAGAAAAACTTACCAATACTTTCAGATTCTTGTAATTTCAAGAATGTGGGCATATCAACATTTAAATATTTGTAGATATTACCATTATTGAAGGTGATGAATAAATCATTATCTAAAAATTTATATACTGATTTATAGATATTAGATGATTCGTAAATACTTGTGATTTTATCTTTTTCTTTGGTTGTTTCTAAGAGCATATTTGACTTATTTGATTATATTTATTATATATAAAGAAAGATAAGAAAAAAGATAAAAATTTGTAGTTGAATTAAATAATTTTTATTATCTTTGTATAACATATGGGCTTTTACTGGTTTTGACCTGTAATGTTTGAGCCTTTTAAACAAGCAAGACCTACATTAAGTCTTTAAAAACTGACGTAAAAAATCAACTGGCAACGGTTACAATTCAGAGGACATGATGAGCCTCCCAACTTCACTTATGAAGAGCTTCAAAACTCAAGAAGCTGAACTTGAGTTAGCTTAAGTGAATTTGGCTTAAAGCCAAACACAGCAAACCCTTTTGATAGAGTAGTTAATAACTATCACACATTTTCCTGATTGGTGTCAAAATAAGAGGGATATTTGGTTGTAAGAAAATAACCTAAGCTTGTAAATAATTTAATTGATTACAAATTACGGGAACGGGGGTTCGAATCCCCCAAAGTCCACAAAAAGTTTATCCATTCTTTCAAAATGGATTGGTGGAGCGATAAGATTCGATCGCCTCAGAAACCCGACAGAGATGTTGGGTTTTTTTTATAGATACCCTGAAACCAAATAAGATAATTTTTCAATTTCATCTATTTGTTCTTCATTCAATTTCTTTCTTGTTTTAATGAATGAAACCCTAACAAACCCAAATATTGAACCTTCAATATTTTCAATAACAAACCCATAATCGTGTTTAATTCCTTTATTGGAAAGATAGTTTTTCCACGTAGAAGGGTGTTCTATTTCATTGGTATCTAACGAATATTTTTTATCATCAAAGAATGGCATAAAATGATCTGAAAATGGTGTAAGTAATACGTCTTTAAAATCCATATTTTCTATTGAAATTCCTGAAGAAACAACTTCATATATCATACTACCTTTAGTAAATTCAACTTTTTGTCCTTTCTTATTATAAAAAACACCTCCGTTATGAAGAACTGTAATGGATACTCTATCAGCATTTGTGATTTCTAATATTTGTTGTAGCTTACCAACAATCTGTTTAGATTTGGTAATATTACGTTTAATTCTTTCAATTTTAGTGTTGTTTTTATGTTTATCCATATAAACTTTAACTATGTAGCCAATAGCCCCACTAATAATCCCTAAAAGGGATACTATAACTGGTGTCGGTATGTAAAATCCAAATATTATCATTTCTTTAATTTTCTATACTCTATAAATATATATAATTGAAAAGGAAACTATTTATATATAAAAAAAATGGGAAAATATAGAACATATTTTAGTAAAAACAATACATTAGTTAGAAACTCTTATGTTAATACAGCAAGAAATCCAATTGCTGAGTTATATTATGGTTTCGATCAAAATCAATCAAGAACTTTTTCAAGGTATATTTTTGATATTGATTTAACAAATATATATAACTTATATACAGGTAAAACAATTTCTACATTAAACGGAACAACTCACACATTAAACTTAAAGAATTGTTCGTCTTTTGATGAATTATTTGGTGAGGCTGTTGGTACTAAAACAAGAGGTAATTCATTCGACCTTATTTTATTCAAAATAAGTGGTGAAACTTGGGATCAAGGTATTGGTTATGACTATGCCGATTACAAGACAGAAACTTTAATTAGAGAACCTTTTACCTATACGGAAACACCTTCAAATTGGTATTACAATAAAACTAATTCAAGTTGGAATTCACCTGGTGTTTATAGCACACCTAATATTGTTGCAACACAACATTTTGATTTGGGTAATGAGGATTTGAAATTAGATATTTCAAGTGAAATAAATAACAGATTACAGAATAGAATATTTAGTGGTGTGAGTTATGGTTTAGCATTTACAACATCATTGGAAAATATACCTTATTCAGCAACTACATTTGACGCTTCATTACAATATGTGGGTTTCTTTTCTAAATATACACAAACATTCTATCAACCATTCTTAGAAACAAATTATGACGATTTAATTCAAGATGATAGAAACTTCTTTTATAAAGGTAAGATGAATAATTTATTCCTTTATGTTAATCAGAATGGAACACCTAAAAACTTAGATACATTACCTCTTTGTAGGGTATATAATGAAAGTGGTAATATATTTTCATCAATTACGGCAACCCAAAAAACTATTGGGGTTTATTATGTGAGTTTATATATACCTGAAACTTATCCATATGATTCGGTATTATTTAATGACGTATGGACTAATTTATCAATAAATGGTATAAGAAAACCAGATGCTAGTTTAGAGTTTGAGGTTAAATGTGATGAATACTATTCAATAGGAACTGGGGAGTATTTACCAAAAGAATATGGTTTATCTTTTAATGGGTTGAAAAGGGATGAAGTTGTAAGAAAAGGTGAAAGAAGAAAAGTGGTAATAAGTGTAAGAGAGCCTTATGTATATGAAGTACCTGTTTTAACTGAATTTGTTCAATATAAAATATATGTTAAAGAAGGTCCGTTAAATGAAATACTTGTTCAAGATTGGACTGACGTTAATAGAAGCGCAAATATGAATTATTTTGTTTTAGATAGTAGTTGGTTATTACCGAATAAGTACTATTTAGATATAAGGGTAAGTTCAAATCAAGAAATAAGGGAATATAAAGAAATAACTCAGTTTTTTGTAAGACAAGAATTATAAATAAATAAAAATCAAAGAGAATGTCAAGTTTAAATAACAATTTTATAAATAAAACCTTTAATTCATTACTAAAATTATTTAATAATGAATCATTCACCGGAACAACTACACATACGATAAGTGATGGTTTAGGGAATACATTACCGGTATCATTTAGTCCAAATACTACCGAATTTACAGGTACGGTATGTGCTGATACTATTGTCGGTGGAACAAACAATAATTCATCTGGGATAGATTCAGGTATTCTAGGTGGTGCGAATAATCAAACATCAAGTAGTTGTTCAATTATTGGTGGTGGTGAAAATAATACAACATTAAGGGAGTATTCAAGTATTCTAGGTGGTTCTTGTAATACCACAAATGAGGCTTATTCAATAATTGGTGGTGGTTGTAATAACACAACTGAAGGGGCTTATTCGGCTATTTTAGGTGGTCAAAATAATTATACAAATGCAGATAATACATTTATTATTGGCTCAAATATAACCGCAACAACTGAAAATACTTTATATGTGGAAAATATATCAATCAAAGGTGATATATTAGATTTTGCTAGTAATAGTGGAACCACAGGACAAGTTTTAACTAAAGGTAGTGATGGTTTAGAATGGACAAATATCAATACAATAATAACAGGTAATAATGTAAGTGTAGAAACATTTGTAGTTTATACATCAAATACCAATACTTTGATAGGAACTAAAATAAATACAAGTGATTTTAATTCATATAGTTCAAATACCAATACTTTAATCGGAACTAAGGTTGATAACACTAATTTCTTTAGTTATACCGCAGCGACAGATAATAAAAAATTAGATAAAACTACATTTTGGGCTTATACCGCAGCGACAGTAAATAGTTCAGGTAATTTAGGGACAGCATTTACCCAAAGTTTTTACACATATACAGCGGCAACTAAAACACAAATCGATTCTAAGGTAGATTACTCAACATTTACTGCATATACGGCAACAACAAATACAAGGATAAATAATAAAGTAGAAACATCTACATATAATACATTTGTAAGTAATACTAATGGTTGTTTAGGTACTTTAACGTCTGGTTTAGCGACTAAGGTTATTGAAGATGGTGGTAATGGTTCAACGATAAGGATAAATAATGGTAATCAAGTTCAAAGTATAGGTTCATCTGTATTAGGTGGTTGTAGTAATACATCATCAGCAAATTACTCAATAATTGTTGGTGGTAAAGGGAATATAAACGACACTAGTACAGATAGTTCAATTATCGTTGGTGGTGAAAATAATACGAATATTGAAAGATTCTCATTTATAGGTGGTGGATCTCGTAATAGTTCATCAGGTAATTATAGCTTTATAGGTGGTGGTATAGATAATACTATTGGTAGTGTTGGAAGATCAACTATTGTGGGTGGGGTATCTAACGTAACTAATAGTAATTATACTTATGTTGGTGGTGGTAGTTCTAACTGTGTTGGAACAAACGCTGATTGTAGTGTAATTGGTGGTGGTTTTCAAAATGTAATATTAGATGGTGGTAGTGGTGTATGTTTAACATCAATAGGTGGTGGAGCATACAATAAAGTTTGTGGTAATTTTTCTATTGTTAGTGGTGGTTTCCAAAATACAGCATCTTGTCAAGGTGGATTTATCGGTGGTGGTGCTTATAATACTTTACTTAGTAATTGTACCGTAATTGGTGGTGGATGCAATAACACAGCATCAGGTAATTATTCAGTAGTTGTTGGTGGTTGTGCTAATAAAGCGAATTGTGATAACTCAAATATATTAGGTGGTAGTGGAAACGTAGCAGATCATATAAATACTTTTATTTTAGGTTCTAATATTAATACTTCAACTTCAGACACTACTTACGTTGAAAGTTTAAATATTAATTCAGCTTTATATGATAATGTTTCATCTTCAGGTAGTGCCGGTAATATTTTATCATCAACAGGAACAGGTGCTAGATGGCGATCAGCTGATAACATCATATCTGGTAGCACATCAGTAACGAGTAAATTAAGTTTAACTAATTTCTACACATATACATCAGGAACTAATACTTTAATTGGAACTAAATTAAACATAACCGATTTTAGTTCTTATAGTTCAAATACAAACACTTTAATCGGAACCAAATTAAACATAACTGATTTTAGTTCTTATAGTTCAAATACAAACACTTTAATCGGAACTAAGTATGATAAAGCAGGTGGTATTATTAGTGGTGATGTTACAATTACAGGTAGTTTAACTTTATTGGGATCAGGTAACACAATAAATGTTCAAAATTCAGTTATATCATCACCTATATTATTATTAGCGTCAGGTAGCACATTAGCAACATTAAACGCAGGTTTATTAATAAACAGAGCAACAACAGGTAGTACAGCATTTATATATAAAGAAAACTTAGGTGAATATCAATTAGGTTATACAACGGCAACAACAGCATCGGGATTATCAGAAGTTAATTTTGATAGTTACGGTAAATTACGTTTAGGTGGATTATATACTACTAATATATACGATAGATTAAACAATAGTGGTTCAGTTGATGACGTATTATTTTCAAAATCTAATGGTGTTGAGTGGGGTAACTTAAATTATAAGTTAAACGTAACGGATTTCAATTCATTCTTAAATAATTTATATAGTTATACATCAAATACAAATACTTTAATTGGAACTAAATTAGATACCTCTACATTTAACTCATTTACCAATAGTTTTTATTTGTATTCAGCAAACACAAATGATTTAATAAATACCAAATTTGATAAATCAGGTGGAACAATAACTGGTAATGTAAATGTTATTGGTAATATTTCAGGTAATACAATTTATGGTATTGGTGGTAACACAACATTAGGAACACCGACAGATGGTAGTTATGATACAGGTTTATTAGGTTTAACTTCAGCATCAACAATAAATTATGCGGTTGATCAGATTGATACAATATTAGCTTTATTAGCTCCAGCTAAACCACCAAGATTAGACGCATCAACTTGGATTAGTCCTGGTTATTCATCAGCAGTGGCTTCAGGTGATTGGGTTAATATTTCAGGAACTACAATAAGTAAAGTAATATTTAATAATCTATTACCTCAATTTAGAGTAACTGGTGGAACAAGTGGAACATTTAGCGGTTTTTGGAATGGTTTATTAGGTGATATAACATTTAATGTGAATGGTGTATCTAACGGAACTAGAACTTTAACGGCTAATAGTGTAAACGCTTCTACCGCTAATACAGGAACTTATTTAGGTTTAACATTAAATGTTAATGATTATTATTTAAATCAAACAGGTAAATCAGGTTTTTGGTCAGCGATTGCTGCTTCAGGTAGAACACAAAATAGTTTATCAAACAACGTATTTACATCACAAACATATACATTAACTCATAGTAACACAGGAAGTGCGTCTGAGGTATTTTATGTTGATAATACTTATACTCCAACAATATCTAATATAAGTCAGACATCAACACCTTCAATTACAAGATATGTGTCAGGTGTTCCATCATTAGCGGTGGGTGATTCTTTCACATATTCATATAGGGTTAATAATGGGGTAAGTAAGTTTTATACGACAGGAACTTTTGGTAAAATTGATGGTTCGACTTGGACTACAAATAGCACATCATATCCAAGTAGTTCATTGTCACCTAAACCATTCTCAGGTCAATCTGTTACATTAACATCACAATCATTAACAGCAACAACTAACAAATATAGTGAAAGCCCAACTATAACATTTTATGGGTACAATGCAATAAATGGTGTTGGGACATCATCACCACAATCATTGGGGAGTTATAGAATTGATACAGTATCAAATGAAAATAGGTTAAGAAATGCCGCAAATGGTGAAAACCCAACATTTTATCCATCAGTATTTGGTTCAACTTATACTTCATCAGAAAGGATTGTGGGTAATGTAAGTAATACGTCTTATAATTACGAATTACAATTACTAAATGGTAGTTATCAAGTTCCATCAGGAAATTATACGTCTTATGGTGGTTACGATTATTCATCACCTGGCTCTGACACCAGATTTGTTTTATTAACAGGAAGTCCATTAAGTTCAGTAAATAGTGTAACAATAACATTTAATGGAACAAGTGGAACTTGGAGTGCGGCGGCTAATGGTGTGACTTCAGGGTTATTTTTAAATGTTAAGGTTGGTGGAATAGGTTGGATTGATGGTAATGCAGCATACCCTGGTAGTGGAAGTCCATCAGGTAATGGTGATCCGGCAATGGTAGCAGCACCTGCATCAACAGCAACATCAAAACAAATAACATTCGGTTCAACTGCGAGAAGTGGAACTATTTATGTAAGAATAGGATTACCAACAGGAAGCGATAAAAAATTTACAGGAATAACAATATCATAAAAAAGTATAAAAAATGGCAATAAGCACAAACGAAATAGCACAAAGATTATTTAAGAAACTATTAGGTAAAGGTGACACATCTACTAATAGAGCATTCTATGAAGAGGCGTATAACGGATCACTTCAAGTATTTTCTAATAATATTTGGACCGATACGTCTAAAATACCGACAGTATTTTTACCGACATTTAGAACATTATCAGGTTCAACAGTTCAAAATTTGATAAATGATTCTTATATTTATCCTGATGGGACAACAGGTTTAACCCAAAGTAATGCGGTTGTTCAAGTTAAAACATATACATTAACTAAAGATAATGGTTCAAACTCAGCTCCAGTCGGTGATAGTCAAGGGTTCGCATTTGTTAATTCAAGTGCTACTGATATAATACCATTCACATACGGAAATCCATATTCATATTATATAACTTATAATAGTGGGTCTGTTTTATCATTCGGTTCAGGTGATTCAGTATTTGATCCCGAATCAGGTATATTGAAGTTTTATACTGCAAATATCCCTTCTGATTGGGATGGTAGTAGTAATTTTGTAATTAAAGCAGCTAAATATATTGGTAATAAATTATCGGCGTATGATTTACCATCTATTAATAATAAATTAAATATAACTGATTTTAATTCATATAGTTCTAATACTAAATCACAAATAGATAATAAAGTTATTGAGGTTGGAACTTGTAACGGATCAACAATAAGAATTAACAATAATAATGACGTTACGGCAAATTACGGAACTGTATTAGGTGGTCAATGCAATACATCGTCTGGTAACGATGCTATACCTTCAGAATTCGGGTATTCAACCGTAAGTGGGGGTTATAAAAATACCGCAACGGGTAATTATTCATTTGTGGGTGGTGGTTGTTGTAATGTCGCGTCATATTGGATTGAAAATCCGGGGTTTATTAATTCAGGAGCGTTTGTAGGTGGTGGTTATGGTAACACAGTATCGATAGGGTATTCAGGTATTTTAGTCGGGTGTAATAATATTGTAACAAACGCATATTCATCTATCATTGGTGGTCATAACAATAGTTTATTGTATAATAACGAAGACCCATCAGAATCTTCATTCATTGGTGGTGGATGTAATAACACACTTTTAGGTGGGTTCTCAAGTATTTTAGGTGGTCAAAATAACTACACTAATCAAAATAATACATTTATTATCGGTTCAAATATAACCGCAACAACTGATAATACGACTTACGTTAGTTCATTAAAAACAATAAATGGTATTCGTGATATTAATAATTCGTTCGGTGGGGATGGTGACATTCTTTCATCAACTTCGGATAATATTAGATGGGGTTCAGTAGATAATTTAATTTCAGGTAGTACATCAATAACTAATATCAATAAAAAAGTAATTGAGGTTGGTAGTGGTTTATTATCGGCAGTAAGAATAAATGCTAATAATATAGCATCAGGCAGCTTCTCATCAGTTCTTGGTGGTTCAGGTAATACAACATCTAGCGGGTTTTCAGTTATTAATGGAGGAGCTAGAAATAATATTGGTAATGACTCTAATATTGATGGTAGGTTTAGTATAATTGCTGCGGGTAGTGGGAATACATTAAATGGTTGTTTTTCTAATATTGCCGGTGGTAATTTTAATACTACTTATGGTTGTGTAAATATTATTAATGGTGGTTGTAATAATACAATATGTGGTGTAGGTTCCATTATTAATGGTGGTAGTGAAAATAAATTATTGTCTGAGTGTATAGATTGGAGTAATCCATATAGATTTAGTGGAACAACATCATATTTTTCAACTATTGGTGGTGGTCTTAGAAACACTATATTTGGTGCGGATTGTGCGGTAATTGGTGGTGGTGAAAATAATACAATGGGTAGTTGTGATATTATTAAATCAACACATTCTGTGATTGCCGGTGGATTAAGAAATAGAATAACAGGTACAACTCATTCTGTAATAGGTGGTGGGGGTTGTAATACAATAATGTCATCAGGTTGTTCATATAACGTAATTGGTGGAGGTATATTAAATACAATAAGAGACTCTAGACGTTCAGTTATTGCTGGTGGTGCTAGTGGTTTAATATGCGGACATTGTTCAGTTATCGGTGGTGGAGTATTAAATTCGGTAGTAAATGATTGTTCATCAATTTTAGGTGGTTGCACCAATATTATTACAAGCGCTAATTCGTTTATTGGTGGTGGTGTTAGTAATAGCATATCCGCTCCTTTATCATCAATTGTGGGTGGTGATAGTAATAATACATCAGGTAATTGTTTATTTATAGGTGGTGGTGTTAGTAATAGTATATCAGGTAATACATCATCAATTGTGGGTGGTAACAATAATAACTTATCATCTAATAGTTCATTCATCGGTGGGGGTAGGCAAAACACATCTTCAGGTAATTATTCTTTAATAGTAGGGGGTTTTCGTAATAATTCAAGTGGGATATCGTCATTTGTCGGTGGTGGTTGTTGTAATAGATTATCGTGTAATAATTCATTCATAGGTGGTGGAATTGGTAATACATCTTGTGGAATAAATTCAGTTATAGTCGGTGGTTGTTTAAATGTTGTTACAGGATCGACATCATTCATAGGTGGTGGTGGTAGAAATACAGTATCGGGTTGTTTTTCAACAATCGTAGGTGGTCAAAATAATATATCAGGTGATATATCAACAATTGGTGGTGGTCAATCTAATACAACATTAGGTTGTTATTCAGTTGTAAGTGGTGGTTTTTGTAATACAGCCACAGGTACTAATTCATCAATCGTAGGTGGTCAAAATAATACATCATCAGGATCAGCATCAGCAATTTTAGGTGGTAAACAAAATACATCTTCAGGTATATATTCATTTATTGGTGGTGGTAATATTAATAATGTATCAGGTAATTATTCAATTGTAAGTGGTGGTTTTCGTAATAGTTCATCCGGTAATTATGGTTTCATAGGTGGTGGTTGTTGTAATAGTTCATCGGGTTGTTGTTCGGTTATTAGTGGTGGTCAAAATAATAACGCATCAGGTAATAATTCATTCATAGGAGCCGGTAACAATAATAACACATTAGGTAATTGTTCATTTATAGGTGGTGGTATTCAAAATACCACCACAGGATTACAATCATTAATTAGTGGTGGTCAAAATAATAAATCTTGTGGTGATTACTCAACAATTGGTGGTGGTCAATCTAATACAACATTAGGTTGTTATTCAAGTATTTTAGGTGGTTCAGGTAATACCGTAACAGGAACATTTGGGCATATATTAGGTGGTAGAAATAATAATTTATCAAATAATTATTCAACAATATCTGGAGGTTATTCTAATACATCAACAGGATTACTATCATCTATCGTAGGTGGTTGTCGTAATATAATGAATGGTGATTTTTCGTTTATTGGTGATGGTTATAAAAACATTATTAGTGGTAATACTTCTACAATATTAAATGGATTACTTAATATGAATTATTCTTGTGGTAATTCATCAATAAATAACGGAACTATGAATATTGTTGGTGGATCGGTAATATCATACCCAATATCACAAATTTTTAGTGGGCCACCTACACCTAGTTCGATAAATGAGTTATCTCTTACGTCTTGTAATCCCACACAATCTATTACTGAAAATACTTATACCGTTAGACCTTACACTATATCAGGTAATGGTGGGGGCGCTGTGTTAGATATAACATTTAATTGGTCGTGTGATTACTATGTACCATCAGGATATACTGTCACAAATACTGGGGCGGGATATAAAGTTGGTGATATTATACGTATTCCAAGTTATATACCTGGTTTTGGGTATCAAACAAACTTAATAACATATACGGTTGATAGTTTATATCCAACACTACCTAACATTAATCAAGTAACTATTTCAGGTGATATCAATAGTGGTAATTCTAATTTTATACCGGGTGTTAGTGGTATTTTAACTTCTTTAGGTATATACGCATATAATAGTAGTGGTGATTTAATTACGAGTGGGACTTATAGTGTAACAGGTCTTACTTCAGGTATTGGGGGTGGTTCTAGACTTTCATTAACATATCCTGGTGGAACTAATTACCCAACATCAATATCAGTATTAAGTGGTGGAACTAATTATAGTGTTGGTGATATTATTGTAATTGATGGATCTAGTGTTGGTTTATCTAGTAGTAGTGGATTTAATGATTTATATTTAACAGCGACATCAGTAAGTAGTATTACCGGTGATAATGTTATTTTATATAACCCATTAAATAATAATACTTACACATCAACAGTAATTAGTTCTTCATATTCGGACCCTAATACAATAATTAGTACTAATAGTACATTAGGGAATACAACATCGGGTGGTTTCATTATTAATTCTTGTAGATTGACGGCAAATGGAAGTGATAATGTTGTATTAGGTGGAACAAATAACGTAATAAATGGAACATCATGTTCATTTATTGGGAATGGACAATATAATAAAATTAGTAGTGCGTATTCTACAATTGGGAATGGTAAATGTAATACAATATCAACAAGCAGTGTATATGGCACTATTTTAGGTGGTTGTAGTAATACATTATCAAATTGTCATTCATTTATTTTAGGTACAAATATAAAAACATCGGCCGATTGCACCACATATGTAAATTGTCTTAATATAAATAATATTCCAACATCATGTACAGGATTACCTTCAGGAACTGTTTGGAATAATTGTGGTGTATTAAATATAGTATAAAATACTTTACTAAAAGCGTATTTTCTTTATATTGAATATATGAAAAAATACGCTTTATTTCACATAGAAGGTGGTTTAGGTAAGCACGTTGCCGCCACCGCAGTTGCTAAATGTATAAAAAACAATCATCCTGACAGAGAACTTCTTGTTGTATGTGCATACCCTGAAGTATTCTTAAATCTAAACTTTATTAGTAAAGTTTTTAGATTAGGTAATACACCTTACTTTTATCAAGACTATATTAAAGATCAAGATACTTTAATATTTAAACACGAACCTTATTTTACGACAGAACATATTGGTAAGAAATTACCTCTTATTGAAAATTGGTGTAAGTTGTATAATTTAGATTATTTAGGGGAACAACCTGAATTAGTTTTCAATGTAAGACAATTACAACACGGACATAGAAAATGGCAAAGACCTAGACCTATTATGGTTATACAAACAAACGGAGGTCCATTACAGCAAGATTTCCCTTATTCTTGGACAAGAGATATTCCTTATCCTGTTGCAGAATCTTTGGTTAATTTTTACGCTAAAGATTATCACATCATTCAAGTATGTAGGCATGAAGATAATAAAATACCAGGATGTGAGCACGTGACAGAACCAATGTCAAATATGGAATTATTTTCATTGTTATTGGTAAGCCAAAAAAGAATCTTAATTGATAGTTGCTTACAACACGCAGCCGCAGCATTAAATAAAAAATCAACCGTTCTATGGATTGGGACATCACCAAAATTATTTGGACACGATGCTCACGATAACTTCACAGCAACTATTGATGATAATATTAAATTACCTGATAGTTATTTATTTGATTTTAGTTTTAATGGTGTATTCCACGAATGTCCTTTAATTGATTTTAATATCTTTGATATGGATTCAATAATTTATTCAGTAAATAATCAACAATAATGGTAGAAAAAATATTCTTTCAAAGTTCGTTACCCAGAAGTGGATCAACTCTATTACAAAATATAATGGGACAAAATCCTGATTTTTATGTTACACCAACATCAGGTGTATTAGAATTAGTTTATGCTTCAAGAGCAAATTTTACATCATCACCTGAGTTTAAAGCGCAAGATTCAGATTTAATGAAGGAAGGTTTTACAGCCTTTTGTAAGGGTGGTGTTGAAGGTTATTTCAATGCAATTACAGATAAAAAATATGTAATGGATAAATCTAGAGGTTGGGGTATTCATTACGGATTCTTAAACTCATTTTATCCTGAACCAAAAGTTATTTGTATGGTAAGAGATTTAAGATCGATTTACGCTTCAATGGAAAAGAACTTTAGGAAAAATCAACATTTAGATTCAGGTATTGTAGATCATGCACAAATGCAAGGGACGACAACTGAAAAAAGAATTGATATTTGGACACAAGGACAACCGGTAGGTTTGGCAGTAGAAAGATTATATCAGATTGTAAAAGAAGGTATAAATAAAAAAATATTATTTGTTAAATTTGAGGATTTATGTAGACAACCTGATGCTGAAATGAAACGGATATATAATTATTTGGAAGTTCCATACTATCAACACGATTTTAATAATATTCAACAAATAACACAAGAAGATGACGCTGTTTATGGTATATATGGAGATCATGTAATAAAACCTAAATTAGAACCATTAAAGAATGACTATAAAGAAGTTTTAGGTGTAAATGCTTCCAATTGGATAAGACAAAACTTTTCTTGGTTTTACGATGAGTTTAAATATATTTAAGAAATAACCCACAATAAAAAGTGGGTTTTTTTATTATGTAACTATTTATTGTGTAAATAAAATAACTTTTTAATAAAAACTATATATTTATTCATATGGGTGTAGGACAAAGAGTAGTTGTACCATCGACAAGTGCCGATTTTAACAACTATATATACGAACAGATAATTGTAGGTGGATATGGTCCAGGTGGGACTAGCACTGGTTATACTGTTACATTTAATGGCATACCAATGCTATTATCTAGTGGAATGAACTTTGATATGGACGTTAAGTCTGTTGAAGTTGGTAATCCAAACGTATTTTTAGCAGGATATTTAATAACATTTGATTTCCCTGTTTATTTGGGAAATAGTTGGTCAACCGATTATTTGGGTAGGCCTATAATACAATCAAACGCAGGTGGGGTATTCGCTCAAAGTGGAGATACACAATACGCATTTTATAAATAAAAATTAAAATAAACAATATATGGACTCAATCAGAGCAGTAGGTAGTGAATTACTACAAGGACAAGAAAAACACAATAGGTTAATTGAATTGATGGGTATTAAGAAAACCGTTAATGAATCTAAAAAATCGGTGAATAATGAAGATTATATTATTCACGCAGCAGATGGTAAATCGTATGGTATTTTCAGAGAAAACAAAAATTTCTTTGTAAAATATTCTAATAAACATACTGAAGATGTTAATGAATTTGAATACATCGGTGGGTTAGTTAGGAAAACTAAAGAATTACACGAATCTTATTCAGAAGCATTTAAGAGATTAAATGTAATGATTAGCGATATTAATCAGAAATATGGAGTTAAAAACGCTAAATCATTATTTGAAGCCGACAAACAATATATGTTACAACCTGAAGCACCAACTTCTGAAGCGCCTTCATCAGCACCAACAACAGACGTTGGAGTTCCTGCACCATCACCAGATGCTTCAGCAACACCACCACCAATGGACGGTGAAGTTGATGAAAACGATCCGGTTAAATTAATTCAAAGTTTAACAGGTAAATTAGGTCAATCTCTTAGAGATAATATGCAAAACGAAGAGGTTGTTAATAACGAAATGATTAAATATGTATTGAATTCAGTTATATCAGCAGTTGATTTAAATAAATTAACCCCTGAAGATAAAGAAGCTTTAAATAATAAAATATTAGGTAACGAAGAACAACCTGCAACACCTGAAGGTGCTCCAACTGAAACTCCATCACCTGAAGGCGCACCAGCGGCTCCGGCAACAGGTAGTGAAGATCCATTCGCAGGTTTAGACCAAGCAGCGGCACAAGCAGGAACTCAAACAGAGGGTTTAGTTGATTTAGCTGTTACGTATGAACAAGAATTAGCAATCAATAATTTATTATCTCTTTGTGAAAACAAAAATATTAAATTAAAGAAATATAAAATTGAAAATGATAACATTATTTTTGAATCAGTAAAAGGTAAAAGATTTATTGTAAAACCTAATGGTATTTCATTATTGATGACTGAAAATAAAGAATACAAAAAATTGTTAATCTAAAATAAAAAATGTATCTTTGCTATATTAATAAGTTAGGACCTAATTTTAGGGGTGAATTAATATATGAGTTCATTTTTACAAATGATATAGATAACGTAAATGGGGATGATTGGGATAGATTACCAGCAAGTGGTTATCCGGATCTTCCCCATTCTGATTTTATGTCAGATGTAATGTTATTGAAAACCAATAATTTAGATTTAGAATTAGCTAAAAATAATGATTTTTTCACATATAATGATTGTAAAGATGGTATAATAGCTATGGCTTGGGAAGAATCATACGTTACGGATAGAATGATATTTAAATTTGGTGATGATTTAGAGAGAGTTAAAGATAAGTTATATAGTAAAGATTACTTTTTAGAAAAAATAAATTGATTAAATAAAATAAAAAAAATATATTTGTAGTATGAATATTATTAAAAAATCGGATTTGATGGAATTTGTTTCAAATAAGAAACAAATGTTATTAAGTAAGAAAATGGAATCTGCGGCTGAACCAGCTGTGGCTCCACCAAAAACTAAACCTGGTACTAAACCTGGAACAAGACCAACCCCATCAACCCCTAAGCACCCAAAACCTGCGGTAAGTCCAAAACCAAAAGCTATGGATAAATCAGCCGTGGCGACAACAAAAACAAAACCTGGAACAAAGGCGGTGTTTGAGTCTAAGCCTGGTGAAGAGAAAATGTCTAAAAAAGTGAAAATTAACAAAAAATACCCAAAAAAATTTGTTAAAGAGCATATTAATTCGTATTTTAGCGTAGATATTATAAATGAAACAATTAACGAAGATTACTCAGTAGAATTACAATTAGTGGGTAGTAAAACAGAATTAGTTAAATGTTTAAAAAACCTTAAAGAGGGTAATGTAATAAACTAAGTTCATTTATTATGTCAAATGAGTAACAAAATATTTAAGAAAAAAGAAGTTTTAAAATTAATAAAAGAAGATATGATTCCATACGGAGAAAATCCAAACAGAATAGACAGTTCGATTGAACGTAGCCTAACAAACAGACAAAATCCATTGGGTGCTAATCCAGCATACCCTCAAGGGACACCTGAAAGTAATTTTGAGGAAATAATGGCGTCTGAGCAGTTTAAGAGCTCAATTGAAAAAATCAAAACATATGCGGGTAGAAAAAATATCCGTGTTGTAAATGGTAGAGGTGTTATAGATATGGGCGCTTTAGTTAGATTACAAATGGCTTTGGTTAATGATATGGTTAGTAAAGAAAGAAACCATAAACCACAATTAGAGAAATTGGCTATTAGACTATTGAAACAAGACTTCAATATTCCTGGTGAATTACAAACTAAGGTTGAGGATGGTAAAACTATCTATTATGATGGGACATTACAATACGATGTGTCTTTAACCCTTCCTGTTGATTTGAGTGATGTTCAAAAAGAAGCTGAAATGGAAATGGAACAAGAACCTGAAGAGGTTATTGAAAATATTGAAGAATTGGATTTAGAAGTAGCTAAAAGAAGATTCTTAAATGCGATGATGGCAGGTGCGGCATTTAAAGGACAATATATGTTCCATATGGCTGAAGATGAAATCAACGCAATTGATGAGGATTTAATCACGGAATATGGGTTATTGATGGCAATTACAGAATGGGCTTATTTTATGATACCACCCGCAGCGGCGGCGGCGGCTGCTTCATCAGACGAACAAGCCGGTGGTTCTGAAAGAGTTGATTTTACAACCGATCCACCTACATTAATTTGTAGAGCGAGATCATTCCCAATTCTTTGTCACGAAATTGTTAAATCATATATGGAGTATATGTCGGCTTGGGGATTACCTCAATCAGATGAAGAAGGTGCTGAGGCTAAAGCGAAATATATTCTAAATAAGGCTGACTTCTTGGAAGCTGAAAATTGGGACTTAATGTTAGGACCTGGTTTTTGGAGTAGATTTTTAGACGCAATTGATGAAAACGAATTAGATATTAAATCTAAATTATATATAAAAATCGCGCAAATGCCACCAAGAGATTTTAATATCTTTATGAAAGAAGTGTTAAAAAAATCTGACAGGGGTAAGCAAATGATGGTTGATTTGGCTAACGATATTAAGGATGCCATAACCAAAGAAGATTACGAAACAGCGATGGGTTCATATGAAGAACCTGAAGATGATATTGATTTAGATGATATTGACATATCGGATATATGGAAATAATTAAAAACCCCCTTAATTGGGGGTTTTTTAGTTTATAGGGGTTTATTTTTACCACAATAAAAAACCTGAAATTCCAACTAGAACTTCAGGTTTATATTATAGTAATTATTTTTTAGGATAACATTCAATCTCATCGTTTTCGGTAAATACTTTAAGTAAGTCACAACATTTATGTTTAACGAATGCTTGGATTTCATTTCTAAATGGGTCTTGTGGTTCGTGGTAAAATAGAACAGTATCTACCGACATAAAAGATTTCTTATCTTTTTCCATACCGGAGCTTCTTAAATCTAAATCGACTATCCATTTTCTTTCGTCAAAGAAAGAGTTTTTGAGTGTGTAATTTAATGATTGTTTATAATCCTTTGTTAGTTTTTTTATAAGATTTTCGTAATTCTCATAAGTTTCAAGGGGTTTAATCCAAGTTGACATTTGTAAGTAGATTGATATTGGATTTTTAATATTAACAGTTCCATAACTCACTTTAAATCTTTCATCTAATGTTAGATTTAATTTTTTTCCGGTTTTAATCATATTTTATTTTGATAATTCATTTATTTTATTAATTGATAAAACAATAAGTATTTTTCATTAAAATAACAAATTTTATTTTCCCTTATATTTATAGGTATGACAAAATACATTGATTATTCTAAATTGAGAGTCTTAAAAGAGAATGAAGAAGGTTTTGGTATCATTATAGACAATACAGGATATATTGATCCCAAGATTGAACGTAACTCTAGACTAGTAGAATCATACTCAATTGAACAAGATAAAGATATTATATTATACGCAATTCTTCAAAAATATGATACAGAAAATAAAAATGGTAGAATATACCCTGAGAAGGTATTAAAGGCTAACGTAGAGAAGTATCAAAAGGTTATTGATCAACACAGAGCTATATCGGAATTAAATCACCCTGAAACATCAATTATTGACTTAGAAAGAGTTTCACACGAGATAATAGAAACTTGGTGGGAAGGAAAAGAATTGTGGGGTAAGCTTAAAATTTTAACTTCACCAGGATTTAAGAAATATGGTTATGTAGGTAATTACGCACCTGATATCGCAGCAAATCTTTTATTACACGGAATTACAATTGGTATCTCATCAAGAGGTATTGGTTCGTTAAAAAAAGAAGGTAATAAAAATATAGTTCAATCGGATTTTGAGTTAATTTGTTTTGACTTGGTTTCACAACCATCAACACCTGGGGCTTATTTATTTACCGATCAATCATTAAGTAAAATTTATACAGAAAGTATTAATAATAATACAATTATTTCTGAAGATGTAATAAAATCAATTGATAATTTTTTAATATAATGGCAGTAAAAGGCAAAGGGGGTTCTAAATCTTCATCAGGGACAAAAATTAAATTAAACACTAAAAAAAGTGGTAATGGAATCCACGCAAAATCAAAAACTTCAACTAGTAAATCATCAAAAAATTATAAAAAGCCTTACAAATCACAAGGAAGATAAATAATATGAAAAAAATTAAATTAACAGAAGCGGATTTAACACGGATTGTTAGAAGAGTTATTAGGGAAGATAATTCTGAATCATATACAAATTATATGTTTTTTTCTAACTTAGAACAAATAAAACGTCAATGTGAGAAACTATTATCAATGGATAAAAATATGATTGATAGTATTATCCAAAACGGACACGATTGGGCTGATGATCATATATCAGAAGCTAAAAACAATATGGATCAAGTATTCGATTTCTTTATGGGTAAATCAGATGAAGGTTCAATGGAAATGGATGAATGGATAATGAGAACACCAAACGATGAATCATTAGATGAAGATGATGATATGTGTTAATAATTACGTATTAAAAAATAAAGTATTATGAAAATTATTATTACAGAAGAACAACTTAAAAAAATTAAATCTGATGATTTTGAAGAATTCGCATCTAAAAGGTTTGGTGGTGCTGAAAAGATAGCTAATAACGCCAAAGAAAAAGGTGGATCGTCTATGCTGACATATCACCATTTTATTGTTAAATTACCATACTATAAAAAAGCATCGGAAGGTAAATTTGACTTGGAAAAATCTAAAAGTGAGTTAAAGGAACGTTTAGATAAATTATGTGGTTTAAGCGAAGATGTAAATATCGGACAAGTAGACTTCCAAAAATTAGTAGGTATAATAGAAGTGTTAGGTGAATTAATCATTAAACATAAAAAATAATTGAAACCCAGATATTTCCAATCTGGGTTTTTTTATTTATAGTTAAACTACAAATGTTAAATATTATGGAAGAAAAAGATTTTTATTACTTTAAGTGCGTTACAACAATGTTAATACCTGACGAAAACTCAGGTAAGGTTAAGAAAAAAAATGAAGAATTTATCGTAAAAGCGGTAAGTCCAACTGATGTGGAAGCCCAAATGGTTCAATTTATGGATGGGACAGTTTATGATTGGAGTATTCAAAGTGTAACTAAAACTAAGGTTGAATCTATCATACAAGATGGAAAAGCAATCTAAAAACTAAAAACCCTGTAAAATCAGGGTTTTTTTATGCCCTTTTATTTCTATAACAACCCTTGATAATCAAGGGTTTTTTTATGTCCTATAAAAAATATTTAAGTTAAAATGATGATTTACCGAAAAACCCACTATTTATAATGTAACGAATAAAATCATTTTATAAAAACATGAAAAAAACAAATTCAATTATTGAAGAAGCTCTAATAGAAGCAAGTCAATTAGAGGAAGCAGTGAAAGAAGTAGGAAAGGAAGTTCTAGCGTCAGCTATGAAGCAAGAGATCGAAGATCTCATTAAAAGTTCTTTAACTGAAGAAGAAGAGGTTGAATCACCTGAAATGGATTCTATGGGTATGGAAACACCTGAAATGCCGGAAGCACCTGAAGCTCCTGAAATGCCAGAAATGGATGATGAAGCTCCTGAAATGCCAGAAATGGATGATGAAGAAGGGGAAGAAGAAGTTATGGATATGACAAACGCATCAGATACCGATGTAATCAAAGTATTTAAAGCTATGGGTCCAGAAGATTCTATTGAAGTTACTAAAACAGACAGCGGAGTTCGCTTTAAAGATGGGGATAAAGAATATATCCTACAAATGGAAGGCGTTGAAGAAATGACTGACGAAGAACTTGATGAGTATTTGGATGAAGCGTCATTTGAAGATTTCGATGATTTAGAAATCGAATTGGATAATGAGGACGATGATGATATGGATGGAGAAGATGTTTATCCTGTAACCGATGGAATGATGGATGAAGATGAGGAATTCGAAGGTTGGATGAGAGAAATGATGGACGAAGATGATGAAGAACTTGATGAATATGGTGACGAACACAATATGTCAACAAAAGATGCTTTAGAAAAAGAAGAAGTTATGTATGAAATTGAACTTTCTGAAGAAGAAGAAGTTATTGATGAAGATGAGGACACAGATGAAGATGATGAGGACTTAGAAGAAGCTGCTAGAACATACGGTTTTGGTTCAAAAGACGGTTCTAGAGGTTTAAGAAAAGCAATCACACCTAACAGAAACTATTCATATAAGAATGGATTTAAGGTTGAATCTTTAACTAGAAAACTTTCATTAGTTGAATCTGAATTAGAAGGTTATAAAGTTAAAAATGAAGAATACAAAAAAGCTTTATCTACATTAAAAGAAAAGATGAATGAAATGGCTGTTTATTACACCAATCTTTCATACACTAACAAATTGTTCACAGAACACACAACAACCAAAAAAGAAAAATTTGATATTCTTAAAAGATTTGATAACGTGAAAAATATCAATGAATCTAAGAGTTTATTCGGAATCATCACAGATGAGTTATCAAGTAAGAAATCTATTTCTAACTTAAGCGATTTATCAGAGAGTGTAGATAGAAGTTTAAATCCTAGTTCATCTAAATTAACTGAATCGGTAGTTTATGAAGATCCAAAAATAAAACAAATAAAAGAATTGATGGCTAAATTAAGTCCATCAAGAAAATAATAAATAAAATAAAACAAATAAACAAATAACAACTATGAGTAGTTTTTTATTAAAATCTGGTGAAGTAGGAAACATCGGATTAAAACAAATGAAACTTGTAAGAGAGCAAACCATTGAAAAATGGGATAGAATGGGCTTTCTTGAAGGTTTAGAAGGTCACACTAAAGACAATGTGGCTCAATTATTCGAAAATCAAGCTTCTTTCTTAATCAATGAAGCAACCGCAACAGACGCAGCAGGTTCTTTCGAAACAGTAGTATTCCCTATCATTAGAAGGGTATTCTCAAAATTATTAGCTAACGAAATCGTTTCAGTTCAAGCTTTGAACATGCCGATTGGTAGAATTTTCTTCTTCGTTCCTAAAATTTCTCAAAGAATATTATTAAATGATGGTGTTACATACGCACACTCAAATCCTTTTGGTTATCCAAACCCAGGAACAGGTGCTCAAGATACAACAACTTTCCAACCAACAAACTTGTATGATTCATATTATGAGTCAACTACTGGTTTAGATAATGACGTTCTTTTTGATAGATCTAAAGGAGCTTACCAAGAATTCACATCAAACACGACTTCAGGTTTAAGACAAGTTAGTTTAACTACATTATCAGGTGGAACTACAGTATTTACAACAGTTGCTGGTGTTAATGCTTCAGGTTGTACAAGATATACAACTTTAGAAGTATCAGGTTTCACTTCAGGTGGAGCTGGTAAAATCATTGGACCGAATGGTAATGAAATGGATACTGAAGAATTTTTAGCTTCATTCCAAATTTTAAATAACACAGCACTATATTGTTGTACAGGTTCAACAGGTGGTGTTGGTTCAGGTGCAGGACAAAACTTGTCATACGCAGCTAATTCACCAATGGAATTTAGAGTTGTAACTCAAAAATATTCAAGACAAATCGTTGATTATTGGAAACAAGTTCAAGGAACTTTAGGTGGTCAAACAGTTCAATCTTCAGCTCAAGATGTTTGTAACGCAAACGGATTGATGTATGTTGAGGTAGATTTAAGTTGTCCAGCTTGTGTATCTTGTGATTCAGTAGATGGTTATGTAGGTTCATACATCCCTGGAGCACATCAAAATGGTGGTGCAACTGCTAAGTTCTACGCTAAATGGAGACAATATAGAGAATTAGAATTTGAAGCAGCTTTAGGTGAAGTTTCTTTCGAATTAGATTCAGTAACAATCTCTGTAACAGAAAGAAAATTAAGAGCACAATGGTCTCCTGAAATGGCTCAAGACGTTAGTGCATTCCATAACATTGACGCAGAAGCTGAATTAACAGCTATTTTATCTGAAGAAATCGCAGCGGAAATTGATAGAGAAATCTTGAGAGATTTAAGAAAAGCAGCGGCTTGGAGATTAAGATGGGATTGGAATGGTTGGAAGAGATTCTCAGCAGGTCAAGCTCCATACACTCAAAAAGACTGGAACCAAACATTGATTACAGCAATCAATCAAATTTCAGCTCAAATCTTCAAATCAACTTTAAGAGGTGGTGCTAACTGGATCGTTTGTTCAGCTGAAGTTTCAGCAATCTTTGATGATTTACAATACTTCCACGTTTCAAACGCTAACCCTGAAGAAGATCAATACAATATGGGTATTGAAAAAATTGGAACTCTTCAAGGAAGATACAAAGTGTATAGAGATCCATACTTCCCAGCTAACAAAGTGTTAATCGGACACAAAGGTTCATCTATGTTAGATACTGGTTATGTATACGCTCCATACGTTCCATTACAATTAACTCCAACTATGTATAATCCATTCACTTTCGCACCTATTAAAGGTATCATGACTAGATACGCAACTAAGGTGTTGAACAATAGGTTCTATGGTGTTATCACAGTAGATGGTGTTAGAACATTTAACATCGCAGAATTAAGATAATCTTAATTAAACTCTATAAAAAAAGGTGGATATTATTCCACCTTTTTTTTTGCTATTTTTTATTTTAAATTATACTTTTTCGTCAAAAAAAACTTCACAATGATCTTTAGAATAAAAACCCATAATACCTTTAGCGTTATTAATAGAATTAACTGAGAAGTCAAAACCTTGTTTAGATTCACCATATCTTAATTTAATTGACATTCTTTTAAAAGCGATTTCCCAATGATGTATGGTTGTTTTAACCCAAGAACCGTGAATTGCGATAATTTCATTCATATCACAATAATCACTAAGATGATGCCAAATAAAACCTTTAACCTTTCTAAATTCTTTTCTTCTTAAAGACATTGATTTTCTACGTTTTTTATCCCAATCAAAATAATCTTCATCATCCCTAATTTTAGCAACAGTACCGGGTTGAAATGTGTTTATTGAACCTATAAGAAAATATTCTTGAGCTATTTTAGGCATGGCATAAAATCCACGTCTAGTTGGTGGTTTATGGAAAGTAGTAGGATTAAACTCATAACCTTTTTGGGTTTTAAGATTAACACCACCAAATCTTACAAATACTTTTAAGTCTTTATTTTTATACATATAGATTTAAATAATCATTATTATATGCAAATATAGGTAAAAATAATCGTATATAAAAAAAAATATTCATTTTTTTATTTATCGTGTATTTATTGACTAGCAATGAATAAGTAGTTGTTTTAAGTAAATAAACCCTTTTAAGATATGGACACGAAACGTAATGATTTTAAAAATTCAAAACAAGATAAAAGAAAATTATCTAACTGCCATACTGATGACAGCAATGTTCTTCAATCCGTTTGGTTACGATATGATTTTTTTCACTATCCTCAACCTGACAGGTTCATATTGGATTACAGTTTCAATTTTTTACCTCATATCTGGGTGTTTATTCTCTTTATATTTCTACTTGTCTAAAAAAAATAAGAAAAATAGTGGTGAATGAATATTTATGAAAACACACTATTTATATGTATAAAGATAAAAATTTAAATTAAAAAAATATGGCAGATTTATTAAGCAAAATACCATTACCATTTGAACCGTTAAGAAAAAATAGGTTTATCGTAAGATTCCCATCAACTTTAGGTATTAACGAATGGTATGTTACATCGGCAGCAAGACCAACAATAACAATTACCGATACAGAAGTTCCATTCTTAAATACTTCTACATATGTAGCAGGTAGATTTACTTGGGGAACAATTGACGTTAATTTCAAAGATCCAATTGGACCTTCAGCATCACAAGCACTTATGGAATGGATTCGTTTATGTGCTGAATCAGTAACAGGTCGTATGGGCTACGCTGCTGGTTACAAGAAAGACATCGATTTAGAATTATTAGATCCACCAGGAGCTGTAGTTCAAAAATGGAGATTAGAAGGAACATTTATCACATCAGCTAATTTTGGTTCATTAGATTATAGTTCTAGTGATATTGCAGATATTGCAGTAACATTAAGACCTGATAGATGTATTTTAGTTTATTAGCCTTATAATCGGATGTGTTATAAAAGAGTGGTGATAATTGATGAGGATATACTATCAAATATCCTTAATTCTAAAATTATAAATAACAACCTTAAAGGTGTTATAACATATGATTTTATAGACGCTAATTTCGCATTGAATTTTTTAACTAAAAACCAAGTAGATTTAATTGTAATTGAAAAGGGTTTAGTTAAAGGAAATATTGATAAAATAAAAGGGTGTCAAAAAGACACCCCTATTTATGTTCTAACGGATAAGTTTGAATCTGAATTCTTTGCTAAATATCCCGCTATTAATAGTTATATCAGCAACCCGATATTGAAATCAAATACACATATTATAGAGAAAGCTATTTTCCAGAATTAATACTCTGATTATATAATTTTCTAACTTTTTCACCTAAAACCATGTCATTCGGCGTGGTTTTTATCATTTCAAGGATTTCTTGTAATAACAAACTATCTGTCATTTTTTTATTGGATGTTATTGATCGCATGAACAATATTTGTTTTTGGTTGTAATCCCACAATTTTATTTTTAATCTCACCTTCTTTAACGAATAAAAGTGTTGGAACTGACATAATCTCATATTTACCGGACAATTCCATATTATCATTGATATCAACGTAATTAATATCAATATTATCAGACATTTCTTTTGAAATTTCTTCCATTACAGGTTTTAATATTTTACAAGGGCCACACCAAGATGCACTAAAGTATAATATACTTACCTTTTCATTGTTTAAATTTAATTCGTTATTTTGTATTACTTTCATTATTTTCAATTTCTTTTATAATTTCAATTATTTGTTCTTTCGCTAAAGAACCGTCTTTATTCATCATTAATGTTTCATTCTTTACAAAGTAAAAGGCTGGTACCATTGGAATACGGAATGTTGAATCTATAAATTCTTTATTTACATCAACATCAACATTATAAACATCAACAGAATCTTTATATTCTTCTGATATTTCTTCAATTGTTGGTTTCATATGATTACAAGGACCACACCATTTAGCAGTGAAACAAATCATACTAAGTTTTTCTTGGTTTAGATCAAACTTATTTATACCCTCTAAGTTAATTATCATAGTTTTAAATCAATTTCTTTTTCACATTTATTACATACTAACACCTCGTAAGGTATTAAAGCCTCCCTACCGGTAGGGGATAGCAATGCGGATATTTTTTTAACCTTTAAAAGCTCTTTAAATGTGGTGCTCCCACATTCACATTGATAATCAGGTTGTTCCAATACCGCCTTTGGAACGCTGACAATTTTACCATTTCCTATATTTTCCATTATTTTTAAATCTTCTGTGTATCAATATAAATAAAACCGATGTTAAAATAAACAATATATATTTCATAATTTTTATATTTTTGTTTTGTAATGATAATAAAAAGTATTATATTTGTGTATGGAAAAAGCAATAACAAAACAAACAAAAAGTGGTTTATCTTACTTAGCATTTGAAAACCCTGGTGAAATAAAAGTATCTGATATTGGTAAAACCGTTATGGTGGCGGGTAAAAAAGAATTATTTATAATATATAAAGTTCATTCTGAAGGAACTCCAGGGTTTAAAACAGGTGGTGTGGAATGTGTTATCGGAATGTCGGGGGTATCTAAATATTGTTATTTTTTGGATCAAGTTAAATTATATGATGGTAGAGATTTAACAACAACTAATAAAGTAAAATCAACGAGGGGTCGTAAAAAGAAAACAACGTAAATGGAAAAAAAATCAATTTTATTTTTGGATAATGATGGTGTAATATGTCTATCCAGTAATTGGGGTGGTAGGCAAAAGAAATGGTCTAAATATCGTTCAAGTAATCCGGAATCTTCTAAATTTCTTAGTGATGCTCCGGTTGGGGTTAGATTTGATGATTTTGATAAAAAAGCTGTTAAAATATTAAATGAAGTTTTAGAGGAAACAGGTGCTGAAATTATAGTATCATCTGATTGGAGATATCATGCAACATTAGAAGAGTTGGGTGAGTATTATTTATCACAAGGTATTATAAAAACTCCTATTGGTATCACTCCATTCACTAAAGATATTGACCCTAAATGGTGGGTGACATTTAATAACTACGCTATGTTAGAACAAGAAAGGGTTATTGAAATTAAGTATTGGTTAGAACAACATCCGGAAGTATCTAATTGGGTTGCTGTTGATGACTTAAATCTTGGTATATATGAACCTATTTCAGGTGATATATTTAACGAAAATGGTTTAACTAATTTTGTTCATACACGAAAATCTAATGAAGGTATAAAACAATCAGGTATAAAGGAAAAAATCTTAAAATACTTTAAATAAAAAAACCCCTTAATAGGGGTTTTTCTTTGTTCTGGTGAGTTCAAATTAGTTTTTTGACTTACACCTTAGTCCCACAACTCGGACAAAATTTAAAGGTATCTTTTACCTTTTTGCCACATTCGGTACAGTATTTTTTTAAATCTTTACCCTCAATTGGTTTAGATGACATTGGAAGTATTTTATATTTCACTTCCTTTGTTGAAAATGAAGTAAAATTACCGTAAGATGTTTCAAATGATTGACTACTTGATTCACCTTTTTCAATCCTACCTGTTTCAATTGATTTAGCTTGAGATAATGATCCAGCCGCATTTGATGTGTATGATGTATTTGAATTCGATGTAAACCCTACGTTATTTGATGTGTATGTAATATTACCACCAAAATAGCCGCCAGTGGTGGTACTGGTGGTGGTACCTATAAACGGATTATTAGTGGATGGGGTTGTTGCCCCATACCATATAGTAGGTTTAAATATAGGGAAATCGTTAAAGGTGTTGGATCTAAAATATTCATTATAGAATTTAATTTCAATATCACCATTATTTCTAATCGCTTCTAATGATTGTGTATTGTTTTCAATATCGTATGTTTTATATACAAACTTATTATTGGAATCAATAAATCTTTCTAAGAAAATTCTTTGACCTGGATTTACGATAATACCTGAACCAGATATTTCTTGCCCATTTAACCATATTTTGGCTAATACACGATTTGTTTTCGGATTAAATAATTCAATCTCAAATGTATCTTCATCATTGAAGAAGAGATTATTGTAGTGATAGATTTTTGCCCTTGATTTTTTTCTTGTGACGTAAGCTTCAGGCGTAGCATTGTTGATTGCTTGATACATTGTTTTTAATTTTTAATTATAATTTATATTACATCTACCAATCCATTCGTGTCTTTATAAACACTCAAAAGCTAAAATAGCTCGGACTAATAGAATAAAAATCTTAATTCGTATTATAGTATTATTTTAGTGTAAGTAAATATTTTAATTGGTTTAACTCACCAACAATTTCATCTCTTATATTGAATAAATTAGTATCGTTATCATCTAACTTTTCGTCTAATTCATTGAATATATCTATATGATGCATAACGAACTTTTGAATGTCCATATCATTAATATTATACACTCTGATAGTCCCATATCCACCATCAAAATAACATCTACCATATTTACCCATATATTCTTCCATAAACTTATCCGCTAAATCAGATATTGATTCGTATATTTTACCATAAGCGGTATGTTGAGCAAATGATTCAGTTTGCCAATGTAAAACTCTGAATTGCTCACTCATCGTCATAAATGTTTTTAATATTTTATCTTCCATACGATATAAATAGGTTGTTTTTTAATTTATTCTTATTTTGTGGTTTAATATTAAACTATTAAGTTCAGACCTTAACTTAGTTAATTTTTGTATTTCATCTGTTTGATTTACGTTCATAAAACCAAATCCACTATGAACGTGATTTAAGAAAGCATTTATTATTATAACTAAAGCTTTAACTAATTGATCCCCCCTAACCATTGGTTCTGTTTTATCATTTATTTCACGAGTGACTTTATCAGCAGTAAATCCATTATTTATACCATCAAAATTAATAAATCCTTTTTCCGGTATTGATGTTTCATTTGATAAAATATATAACATATCACTTAAAGCCACCACATAATTTTGATAATCAACTGAAGTATTTATATTTTCTTGTAAGGTATCCACTAATTGATTTTCAATAGGTTTAATTGTTCTAGGTCCTTGTGTTGTTACATTGAATACTTTAACGGTACTATATTTAGGATCATTAGTTTGTGGTTTTAATAAATAAGGAACACCAACCACCGGTTGATTTATTGTAATAATACCGGTATCAGTATTTTGGTTTTTAACTTGGTTATTATCAAGAAAACTAAGGAATTGATTGATATAACTAATACCTATTGTTTGTGTATTAGCTGAGAACGTATATGTAATAGCTGGCGTAGATATTAGTTTTGTTAAATCCGTGTTTATATTTATATTACTCGTATTTTTAGGCGTTGTTAGTTTATATACATTTACATAACCTGAATTGTCTGAATTAAGATTATATATAACAACATTATTAATTGGTTCAGGTATTCTTCTATTTACCGTAACAGGTGTGGTTTTTCTATCTAATTTAACAGGGTTAGATGATATTTGGAATAACGAACCCTTTTTATTGAATTTCTTATTATCCTGTAAATCAACTCTACCAGAACGAATTAAAACATCGTTTGGTTTAACTGTTAAATCGGTGCTTTTTCTACCTAAAATTGTGATGTTATTGATGTCAGGTAATAACCCTTTAGAATATTCAAAGTTTCCTAAATTGGGTAATAGATTTGTTTTTTGTGATTGTGTGAATACTCTACCTTGTGTTGCATTTTCATATTCAATGCTGTTGAACTGAGAAATAACGGGTCCAACATATTCTTTATCCAATTCAGGGTAATCCGGATTGTAAAATATTACTTTAACTAATTCACCTACTTTTGGAACTACGTTAATAAGTTTAGGTAGGAATGGATTACAAATATAAGGATCAGTTACGGTATTATCAACCGTCCTACCTTTTTGCCAAGGTATGAAGTTTTCTACTTTATATTTGAAGCTGTCTAAAAGGACTCTAATTCTACCAGCGTTTTCGGGGTCTTTATTATCAATAACAGTCCCAAATACTATGTTTTGATTATTTTTACCTGTACTTATACTTCTACTTTCTATACTCATAAAAATAAATATAAGTATAATAGAATTAAACTAAATTATTTGTCTAACCTCTTTTTGAGTTCTTCTATGATTAGATCGTATTCTTCTTGTAGTTGTGATAGGACTTCTTTACCTATGTTGAAGTCATTTATTATTGATTGTAATCTAACCAATAATTCTTTATTTGATTTATTTTCCATTACATTACAACCCCTTCAAAAGGTAAAAATGGAGGTATAACAGCAGCACCTATTGGTATAGGTATTAATCCTGTGGTTACTTCAATCTTAGCATTTTCCCTTATTTCATCAAAAATAGCCTTAATTCTTTCTTTTTCTAATAAAAGAACTGGATTTACATTACCATTTGGTAAATCACCTGTCGGAATACCTAATTTATTATAGGCTTCTAATACTCTAAGCAAACATCTTGTTTCACTTATACCTTGTCTAAGTGTTGATAGAGCTGTTAATTGTGGTGGTATTATTGGCGGCATTTTTTAATTCTTTATTTCCTTTTATGTGTTTTGGTTCATATGGGCAATGTCTGCACCTATTAGAACAACAAAATCCCCTATCTATATGGTATTGTTCGGTAAAAACAATCTTACCATTTTCTAAATAGTAGTGTATTTTTTCTATAAAATCTTTTTTCATATAGATAGAGGATAATTATTTTGATTCGATGATATCATCGAATTTACCTTCTTTCGCTGCACTTAAAAAATCAGCGAATTGTTGTTTAGACCAAGTTGTTATACCTTCAGGTCCATTAGCGTCACCAAGTAATACAATATTAGAAGTTTCTACATATTCTATTACGGGACAACATTTTTCTTTACAAAACTCAATTCTCATAAAATATTCTTTATTCTAATTAATTAATTGAATCGGTAGTAATAGAATCTACTGAGTATTCCGTAGGGATAATATCCATAGAATCTAAAGACATTTCGAATGAATCAACAACTATGTTTGTTGAATCTGTTGTTGTTTCAGTTGTGTTTGATTGATTTGAGCATGAAGCGAATACCATCGCCGAAATTACTGCTACACTTAATACTAATTTTCTCATATGTTTTTTTGTTTTTAAATTATTTTTTCTTTGGTAGTGGTTTTAAGTTTCCACTAAATACTGTATTACCTACTCTTACTTGGACATTTTCAGAAACCAACTTAGTGTCGTAATAATCTTTAATTTTTCTATCCACCACTTCTTCAATTATAGAAATTATTTTCGAATAATCAAAGCCCTCTGAAACAATTTTTTGAGTTTTTGGCTTAATATTTTTTGTGGTAATAACTTCTTGTTCTTCAATTAAATTATCTTCACCATCATTCGCAATTTCATTAATAAATGAATCGTCAAATATTGATACCCCTTGAACTTGAGGTATTGGTGTTTCAATCATAGCCTTTCTAATTGATTCAGGGAGTTTTTCAAGATTCTTCATTCTTTGCTGCTCAGTCAATTTAGTCGATGTTGCCGCTGCAGTTGATTGTGATTTTGGTTGATAGTTTGCCGTTTTATAAGGTATTTCTGGCATATACTCATCATCAGCACCACCTTTATCGACTCTAAATGGTGTTGGATCGAAATCTTCTTCAACCACTTGTTTTCTTGGCTTAGATTTAGGTTTTTCTTTAATTACTTGCCCATTGACAGATCTAAGTCCCTCTGTTTCTCTTATTAATTGTTTTGATGCTTTAAGTTTTTCCATCAAATCTTCCGGTGACATTCCCATGTGTTTAATTATATTATATATTTTATTAAAATGAAGCTATTTCGTAGATTTTAATCATGTCCTTGTCTCCATTTGGGTTGAAATTTGGTTTTGGTTCGTTAAATGTTTCTTCTAACGGAACGAATGTTTTAATCCTATCTAATCTAAACATCCTCCAACCTGGTATATTATCAGGTGTATCAGATACACCGACTCTTTGCCAAGCTCTAACAACCAAATTATTTCTTTTGGATTCCCCCAAACATACAGGTTCAATGACTCTTAATCCTTTAACGACAGTAGTATCCCCTTCATAGTAGATCCTACATACGTTTTTATTCCTAATAGCCTCCATTAGTTTATTCCTATCAGCACGTTCTAATAGTATTTCTTGAAATGTTTCAAATAATTTCATTAGTAATTTACAGGAACATCGAATTTTTGATATTGATTATCTGGTGTAAATGTGTTTTTAACAACCAATTTAGTTTTTTCGGCTCTATCAGTTGCAGAACCAATAGCACCATTTAATTCACCCTTACCTTTTTCATCTCCATCAGATAAAGCATCTTTATTTACCGCCGAATATTCTTTAGATGTATTATAATCATTTTTAGCTAACAAAGCATTTCTTTGTGCTTCAGCAATTTTTGTCAATTGATCTTGTGCTCTTTCCATTATTTTTTATATTTTTTTGTTTTATTTTCGTAATATATTATATCAGATATAATATCTTCTACATTATTATATAAAGGTGATTCTATGATTAGTGAATACTTTTCAATTAAACTTTCATCTAACATATTTCTTAATACATCTATTTTATCATCTTCCATTTTAAAAATATCGTATTTTTCACTTTCGTATAATCCCTTACCTGTAAATATTTGTCTTGCGTTTGTTTGTGGTTTAGGTAATCTAATTTTATGACTACCATTATTCTTATCTTTTGTATGTGCCGATTTAAATACGTTTAACATACCAATATCTGATTTTACTTTCTTACCTTTATACATAGAATCTCTGTGAGTTCCCAATGTAGTATCAACCCATTTTTTTAAATCTTCACCTAATGCTTGATGTGTGTCAGGATCCTTTTCAGTATGATTATCATAAAAGTTTTTAAGCCTTTTTATATTGTAGTATGATAAACCATCTTTCCTTCTAAGAACAAAATCAGAACGCATAGTTCCTGGTTTCACAGTCTTTAATATGTGATCAGGTATTACAAATGTCTTATCTTCTAATTTATTATTAGCCATTATATTTTAGACGTTTAGTTTATTGAATCCATTAATTCAGTTTTATCTTCAATCTTATCAACAATACTTTCTAACGATTTAATTGTTTTTTCTAATGATTTATATATTCCAGATACTTTTGAATTGGTTTTATATTTTTCAATTTCACTCATTGAGCCTTTAAGATGTGATATTGCTTTATCAATATGATTATTACTTTTAACCATCTTTGGTAAAACATCATCTTTGGTTTTAATTTTAACAATTTTTTCCAATAAACTACTAGCACTTTCTTTAATAGGTTTTTCAGTCATTGATTTAATTAAAGATTTCGCTTCTTCTTTATTTTTAACAGGAATAAGTTTTCCTTCACCTACAACATACCATCCATCAGGTAATTCAAGAGGTCTTAACTCACCACTCGTATTTACACTTATACCATCACTAAATCTTAGTATAGATTCATTCATTTCTTTTTCTTTAACAATTCTTTTCTTGTCTTTTCTAAAACCAAATAATGTAGCAGCTTCTTCAACTTCTTTTTCATCCATTTTTGGTTTATGTTTTTTAGCCATTTCTATAAATTGAGAATATGATTTAGCCTTTTTAGATATTTCAAATAATGGATGATTACTTAAATCATCTTCACCGAAATATCTTCTATATGGTGTTTCGTAAGATCTATCCTGAGTTGTTTTTTCAACATGGTCATCAGTTGTATCATAAGAACCAACAAGCCCACCACCATATTTAGGGGACATAGATTTAGAACCAATCAATGCACCTGCCTTATCTACTAACTCTTCTAATTGTTTTTTAGTCATTTTCATAAATGTTTTTCTAAGTGGAGATCCATCGTTTTTTAGTTAATGGATAGGATTTACCACAATTATTTTAATCCTTACAATAAATATGTATTAAAATAATTTTTAATTGATTATTTTTTTAAAACCAAGTAATTTTCTTTTTTCTCACTATTTATATATAAGAAACAAAATAAAAGAAAAAAATGATTACTTATAATACAGAATTAATTACAGAAAATATCGGGGATTTTAATTTAATATTAGAACTACTCAATCTTTATACGAAAGTTCTTAATGATGTGTCTAAATTACAATACGATAAAAAATTAAACTCGATTAAATTACTTCATAATGAATTTTATTATCCGGCAAGAACTAAATATCCGGATTTACCTTCACAGGTAATTATTAAGGCCGAACAAGAAAGTTTATCTACATACAAATCTATTAAAACAAATAAACATAAAATAAATAAAGCCTTCGTTAAACTTAATTTATCATTAAGGTTGGATAAAAGATTATACTCTAAAACAAATAATATTGATGATATCAAAATAACAACAAAAGAAGGTAGAAAATTATTTAAGATTAAACAATATAATAAATTAACGGAGTTAATGGGTAAATATGAATATTTAGATCCTTTAATATATTATAAAAATAATAAACTAATGATTTCTTTAACATTTAATAATGAAAAAGAATTATTAAGGAAAAATATGTGTTTAGGGGTAGATTTAGGTATTCGTAGAGTGGCTGCGTTATCAGATGGTAGATTATTAATTGATCGAAAATTTAATTCAGATAAAAGAAAATTAAGATTTATTAAACGAAAATTACAATCTAATGGTAGTAAATCAGCTAAAAGACACCTTAAAAAATTAAGAAGAAAAGAAAGAAATAAGAATAAAAATCAAACACATTTAATAGCTAATTTCATATTAAATACAAAATGTAATATAATAGCGTTAGAGTGTTTAAAAGGTATTAAAACTAAAAAGCATAAAAATCAAAATAAAAATGCTATTAGTCAAATACCACTATATGAATTAAGGAGAGTAATAGAATATAAGGCCATAAATATGGGAAAACATATTTGTTTGGTTTCACCGACATATACTAGTCAAATAGACAGCGTAACTGGAATCCGTGAGGGTGAGAGAAGGGGTTGTAGATTTTACGCTAAAAATGGTTTGGTATATGATGCGGATATAAATGCCGCTATTAATATAGCCAGAAGAAGCAAACACCCTATTTCGCAAGGCAACTTGCTTGATGGGCAGGGTTCAATCAATAACCCAAATGTATGTAAATCCGTTACTAAAAAGTAATGGTATTACAAACTCAATCATCTTTTAGTGGTTGGGTAATTGGTACTAAATAAATATATAGAAGCACAAAATAAGGAAGAAAATCTTCCTTTTTTTATATATCCTCCCAAATAATCGGAATACCGTTCGGATATTCATTTACACTACTATAAAATATCTTTTCAATTATTCCCTCATCTTCCACATAATAAAACTTATCACATTTAGAATCAACTAACGACCATGTTTTAGACCTAAAATCAATATAACAAGATTTCATATTACTTGTCATAGTTGTCCAAGTTTTAAACTTATATTCGTAAGTTAAATTAATTAAGGTGGCGAATATTAAATCATTTGTGGTTTTAATATAGATATCATCAACTTTATAATCAATGTTAGGTTCCTCACCTACTCTCCACCGATATTTAACCCTACCCATACGATCTTTATACGATGATTGAAAAAATTCTAGTCTATCATATGAAGTAGCATTACCAGGTACCAACCTACCACCTTCTAAAAAATAAGCACATTCAATCTTATTTTGATGATGTGGTGTTTGTGGTAATCTATCTAATATGTCTAAATAATCTTTAATTCTCATATCCAGGTATCCAAAAGTTTTCTAATACATCAAAATCCTCATCATATGTATTTCTATCAGTTTCATTCTCCCACGATTTAGGAATACCATTATCATGTGTTTGACCAAAACCAAACATATTTGGGTTATAATTAAAACTTCTACTCCAAAACTCAACCTCACCTTGAGCAGGTGTAAATAATTCTTCAATGGTATCTTGATCTTCCGGATCGAATGGATGACCATTGGTTAATTCTAATTCGGTATTTGTGAAATATTCCCTTTTAGTTGGATCGTCTTTCAATATTCTATCTCTTACATCAGGGTGAAATACAATCATTAAAGGTTCAATCCTTTTATTGAAAATACTAACGTATCTTGCAACATTGTATGGTTCAATATGTCCCTGATTATTCTGTAAAGCAGATATATCGACTAAACTTGAATTACCTATATCTCCGTGTGATTTCTTCGCTCCATTATTGATTGTATAGATTACATCACCAAGATTTACTTTAACATTATTAGCAACAACTAACTCCATATGAACCATTTTTGGGAGAGCTTTACCATTCTTATTTAATTTACTACCCCTCAAAATATAATCCTCCATACTAATCTTAACCTTATTCTTAGCGGCAATCTTTAATGCCGGAATCTGATTATTAAAGATTTTATCCAAATATTCGTAGTAATATTCAACAAACTCACCACCTTCACCTTTTAATAACATCATTAAACCTTTATCGATAAACTCTTCAATATAACCAGGCATCTTTTTAGATTTAATTGTATTACCAACCAATTTCATTTTACCCGTCCATTTTAAATCACAATAGTTCTTCCTTGCTAAGTTGATTGAAGATTGGTATTCACCATCCAAACTTAACCCCATTACACCTCTCATATATCTATCGTTAAACTCAGCAATAGCTGCATCTACACCTTTATATTCAAAACCTTTTTTAGTTTTCTCAGATAAACCTTTTCCGACATAAACTAAGTCATCAATATTATCAGGTAAAGCAAAATCCACACCATCCGTATCCATAACGATAGGTTGAAAATCTTTTGACATAAAGAATTTTACCATCAATCTAAGGTATTGACGAGCAGAACAAGTGATTTGTTCTCCCTTATCCATACTACCCCAGGGGAATACTTGTGGAGCTGATAACGAACCAAAGAATGAGTTATTTAAGATTTTAATAGGTAATTGTTTTGTGTCATATAATTTAGCCAATTCAGAATTACCTTCTTTTTCATATTTCTTACCCAACGCTTTAAATTCATTCCTTGCCTTATGGAAGTATCTTAACATCGCTTTCATCGCTCCGGTAATATCTGATTCAGGGAAAATATCGTGTGTGATTTGGATTGAAGGGTAAAGAGAACTAAAATCCAGTTTAACCAATCGTTTAGAATAACCAACACGAATAAGACGTGATAAACCACCAACGAAATCTCTCTTTTCCTCATTAACAGGAATTGCTAAGTCATTTTCATAGGACCAAGCCATCATCATCATTTTCCACAATGTAGCCGTTCCCATAGTAGAAACCCTTGCAAATGCGGCGGGAATTGTTTTAGAAATAAAGAATGAAGATTGTCCAAAGATATTATCAACATCTAATGTTTCTTGTAAGTCATCCATTAAGTATCTTTTAACGATATACTTACCATTTACAATTTCTTCATCGTCTCTTTCACTACTATCCCAGTTTAAAGGGACGTTATTACCATATTCAGTTTTATCAGTTAATTTCCGATACTTACCATTTTTTTGATTATAAACGTATTCATCATCATTCCATAAAGCACCTATTTGACCACCTTCAATATGAGTTCTATTAGGTTTAGCCACTTTATTTTCTTTAGCAATATATTTCAAACCAGCTGATTTAATATCCGAGTTAATAGCCATCGCTCTTCTAACTGAATGGATAATATCTGTTACGTTAAAACCCCAAATAAGTGTTTGTTCATATTGTTCAACCTCATTTGCGAGTTTAAGCATTGATTGCTTACGAGATATATCAAAATTAGGGTGCATATCCTTACACATTTTTTTAATATCCAACCCTAGTATTTTAGCCCTTTCAAATATAAAATACCAGTCAAAGTTATCACTATTATAACCAGCAAGTAAGGATGGTTTTAACTCCGTAATGATTTGAAAGAATCTAAATATTCCTGTAATTTCAGATACATCATCATCACCCATTTCAATAAGTTCTTCAAACCCACGATTATCTTTCACCCCAATTAAAAATATTCTTGATAAGTTGGGATCTAATCCGTGAGTCTCGATATCAAATACTACCTTATGTAAGTCATTATAATCATCAAATCCTTTAAATAATCTAATACCTGTTGATATAAGATATTGTTCAACTGGAGGTAATACTAATACTAAATCCCTGAATGATTTTGTACCTTCTTTTTGTTTTTCACCGGGTTTAAGCCTTTTAAATGGATCTAAACCACCATCACGAAAGAAGTTATTAAGTTCATTTAATCCCTTAGATGAATGAACTATAAATCTATACCCTTCTTCAAGTCTAAGGACATTACCTGTTTGTAATTTTTTAAATGTAATTCCGTATTTTTTAATATTGGATTTGAGAAGTTCTTTGTTTGGGTAGAAGTTTTCATCTTTAAGATCTTTAATCCAAGCAAATGCTTTAAGTTTATCTTTTCTTATAATTTTACTACCATCTGAGTTTTGAACTATTTTTGATATTTGTTGTAGTCCGTAGTCGTATTCAACAGCAACAACACCCTTTTCCGAGTTATGACCTTCTAAAAACTGAATGATTCTATCTTCTGAAATCTGATTTTTAGAAAAAGTCCCATTTTCGGTAATGACCTCAGAATCTTCTTGTAATTCTTCGGTAGATTTTTCTATTTTTTCCATATAATTAAATATATGATTTTCTTTTGTAAAATGAAATATTTATAATTAAAATATGAAACTGATAGAAACATTTGAATCTTTAATCACTAACGAAAAATATAGTGAATTAAATAAGATTATTAAAGAAAAATATCCGAAATATTATTCGGCTGAATTAATGGAGGATTTGTTTAATTGGATTGAAGGTGCCGATATAAAAAGCATTAAATTTGAGAAGCTAACACAAGCCGCTGGTATGGCTCATTATGATAGATTGATATTAAATCATAATGTTTTATATAATAATTTCTGTTATTTTTTATACGTTTTATTACACGAAACAAGTCATTACTATCAATTTAAAAAGCACGGAATGGAACTTGAGTATAATATATTTAATAATGATGATGAGGTTAAGATTGGTGATCAGATTTTAGATGTTGAAATAATCGCAGATAGATTAGCGATAAGAAAGTTCAATATGTTTGTTAAAAAATACAATTTACAATGTTTAACACCTAAATCGCATTATATTGAAATAAAAAATAATAGTGCTAACTATAAACATTATTTATCATATATTCGTCAAGTCATTGATATGATTAAGGAAAAAAATATTAAATCAAATAAAGATATGGTGGATGCTATCTACAATATGGTTAAGAGTTAATATAACCATCAATCATTATTTTAACTAATTCATCACATTTTACTTTTGGTTCCCACCCTAATTTTTCTTTTGCCTTTGAATAATCACCAATTAATAAATCAACTTCGGCTGGTCTAAAATATTTTTCACTAATTTCAACTATTGGTTGATTGGTATCCACATTTATTAATTTTTCAGCTATACCTTCACCAACCCATTTATAATTAATGTTTAAGTGTTCGCAACATCTTTCAATAAAGTATTTAATAGAATAAGTTTCATTTGTAGCCAATACATAATCATCAGGTGTATCGTGTTGTAACATTCTCCACATACCTTCAACATATTCAGGTGCATAACCCCAATCTCTTTTTGAGTATAAATTACCTAAATAGATTTTTTCTTTCTTACCTTTTATAATATCAACTAAACCTTTAACTATTTTTTGAGTTACAAAAGTATCGCCTCTACGTTCAGATTCGTGATTAAATAAGATACCATTACAAATAAATAATCCGTATGATTCTCTATAATTTTTACAAATCCAATACGAATAAACTTTAGCAACTCCATAAGGACTTCTAGGGTGAAATGGTGTGGTTTCTTTTTGTGGTATTTCTTGAACCTTACCAAACATTTCAGACGTAACCGCATTGTAAAGTTTACAATTAGGACAATGTTTTCTGATAGCTTCCAATATTCTAAGAGTTCCTAACGCATCTACTTGTCCAGTATATTCAGGTATTTCAAAAGATACTTTAACGTGTGATTGGGCGCCTAAATTATATAATTCATCAGGTTTAATACTTGATATTATATTGTCAATACTTAATGAATCGCTAACATCACCATAGTGGAGTGTTATTTTATTAAATATTTTTTCAATTCTTGATGTGTTAAATGAACTACTTCTTCTAATAATTCCATGAACTTCATAACCCTTAGATAATAATAGTTCAGCTAAATAAGATCCGTCTTGCCCTGTTATTCCCGTGATTAAAACTTTTTTCATATTTTTATATTTTTTACTTTATCCCAAATAATATAATTTTTATTAGCGTCAGTAATCTGTTTTGCTATTTGTATATCGTCAGTTTTATCAATAAAAATTAACGGATTTATTTCGTCATTAACTATCACACATTCCCAAATCTCAAACATTTTTATTAACAATTTCAATTATTTTATTTATATCATCAACC